AAGGCATGAGAGCATATGCCAAAGGTATTGATTATATGGTAGCTATATATAATCCTATGTATTTTGGTGAAGGTGCTTTAAAATTAAATAAAATAAAAAGGATAATAAATGAAAATGTTATTTGATATTGGTAATCCATGCGAGCAAAGAATAGCATGTGACCCAGTCACCGCATTAGTTGTATCTGCCGTGGCAGGTGGAGCGCAAGCATATACATCTTATAAGTCAGCAAAATCACAGAAAAAAGCTTATCAAGCTCAAGAAGCTGCTGCAAAATCAGAGCAAGAAAAGCAACGTAAATTTGCTGAAGAACAGAAAAAAGCAGAAGCTGAAAAGCTTAGACAGGCAAACGCAAGATTACTTAAAGGTAGAACAAATAAAGGGGGACTACTATTCGGTAGTGAGGTAGGAACAGATCAAGGACAGCCACAAACAACAAGTACACTAGGAGCGGCATAGATGTTTAAAAGTATAAATTATAGCAGAGTAGTATGTGAAGATTGTAATGTAGAAACAGTTATAGAGCCTGGTACAGCATTTAGTGGGTTAAAATGTAATTGTAAAGATACTAAATCAAAAGAGATCAGTAAGCCGGTACAGGAAGAGAAAGATTATGTAACTATGGTTACTGTTATCGGAAGATTCGACAATGGTGACTATGAAGTAGTAAACGATAATGATTCTAAAGACTCATGGAGAATCCCTAAAGAAACTTTTGAAGGTTCATTTAGTGAAAGAAAGATATTTGCTCCTGAATGTTCATCAGTATTGACTTTTAACCATTTAGAATTTAAAGATAAAACACTAGATGAATTGAAAGATAGGTATACCGTTGATGAACTAAGAGTGCTGGCAAAAGAAGTTGGTATTAAAAGATATAACAATATGAAAGAAGAAACACTCATAGAGAAATTAATAGAAAAGGCTGGATAATGATAAGCGTTGATACTCTAAAAAAAAGGCATAAAAGAGCAAAAGCGTCATTTAATGAGTATCGATCCGTATTGGAAGATGCATATAGATATGCTCTTCCTGATAAAGGATATTTTAATACTCTTTCTAATGGTAAAAGAACTACAACTATATATGACAGTACAGCTATATTAGGGCTTGGTACATTTGCCGATAAATTACAGCAGAATTTAGTACCTCCTTGGCGTAAATGGTTTATGCTTATCCCTGGTAGTGAAATACCAGAAGAAACGCATGATGCTATACAGCCAAAATTAGATAGCATTACAGAAGTCCTGTATGATCATATAAATCATTCAAACTTTAATACAAAGATAAATGAAGCTTTCCAAGATGTTGGTATATCAACTGGCATAATCACATGCGAGGAGGGTGACGGTGTTGAAAGCTCATTAGAGTTTGATAGTGTATCAGTAGAAGATGTAGTGTTTGAGCAATCACCAAACGGAATATTAGAGCATTTTTATCGTAATCTTAAATATAAAATACGTGATGTTAAAGAAGCAATACCTAACGCACGCTTTAATGAAAGAATGACAAAGATGCTAGAAGAGAATGATATCCAGGAAATAACTTTTGTTGAATGTGTTGTTAAAAATAGTGATCTTAAATATCAACATTCTATATATCTTGAGGAAGATGATTTCATGGTTTATGAAGTTGTAGATGATACAAGCCCATATATAGCATTTAGAGAGCGTGCTACATCCAAAGGAAGTTATGGTCTTGGTAGGATTATCCAATTATTGCCTGACATTAAAGTACTTAATAAGATATCAGAAATGGATCTACAAAATGCAGGGCTTGCAATTAGTGGTGTTTATACTGCTGCTGATGATGGGGTTCTTAACCCATATAACGTAAGGCTTGTACCAGGTACTGTTATCCCAGTAGGTAGTAACAATAATGCTAACCCATCATTAAGGCCATTAGATAGAGCTGGTGATTTTAATATAGCTGCATTAAAGATAGAACAAAAACAAGAATTGATCACGCGAACTTTATTTGGTATGCCATTAGGTTCTATTACGCGTACACCTGTTAGGACAGCTACAGAAGTTGATGCACGTACTAATGAAAACTTTGAAATGACTTCTGCGGCATTTAGTAGATTCCAAACTGAATTGCTTGAAAGACTCATCAAGAGAATGGTAGACGTATTGCAAAAGGCTGGTAAAATTGCACCTATTGTACTAGATGGGAAAGAGATTACAATTAAATTTACTTCACCACTTGCAAGACAGCAAGACCAAGTTGATATTGGAGTAATAACACAATTTGCACAAACACTTTTAGCTACAGGAATCCCACAGGAAACACTAGGTCAATCTATAAAGTTCGAAGATGTACCACAATACATAGCTGAAAATATGGGTGTACCTAATAAGCTAATAAGAACTGAAGATGAAATAAATGCTATGAAGGTGCAACAAGCACAAGCTATAGCAGCACAACAAGGGGGTGAACCTAATGCAAATATGGGCTAGAATAAAGAATGCTTATAAAAATAGGTTATCAAACCTAACTACTGAACAATATGCCGATCATGTTAAAGATATAAATGCTGCATATGCTAGGTTATTCTCTACTGATGATGGTAAATATGTACTTGACCATATGGTACAACATAATTTAGCTGTACCAATAGCTCAAAAAGGATTTGATCTTTTAGATATTGGAGAAAAACAAGGTAGAGCCAATTTGGTTAATGAAATATTACAACGTATGGAAAAGGACCGTAATGGAATATAAAATTGATATTAGCACTGCAGAAGAAAACCATAATAACCTTATGGTAGTTAAAGAATATTGGTTCTTGGGGCCAGAAAAAACTTCTGTCATACCTGATGAAAACAAAGAATACTGGTCAGGCCTTGCAGATAGATTTAATGTATCAGAAGATATAGCACGAAATAGATTTTGTGCAAATTGTGAATACTTCAACAATACAAGTGATATGCAACAACAAATGAAAATAATCCCACTTGATCAGTATGATATGGATGGTGGTGGACGTGGTTATTGCCATAAGTTTGATTTTATTTGCCATAATCTAAGAACTTGCCAAGCATGGGAAGAAAAATGTTTTAATCTTGATGATAAAGACATGGACCCAGAAGAAAAGATGAAAAAAGCATATCTTGCCACAGATAAAGATGGTGAGCGTTTGATGAAAAACCCAAAATATGCTATGATGGTAAATACCAAAATGAAAGGTGGTGATTAATATGCCTACTAAAAAATGTCAGTCAGGTAATAAACCAGGATACAAATACGGTAATAGTGGTAAATGTTATACTGGGTCAGGTTCTAAATCAAAAGCAGATAAACAAGGCAGAGCTATCAGAGCTAATAAAGGTAAATAATATGGGATGTAAGAAAAAAGGCGGCGGTAAAAAGAAATAGCCTCTTAGAGTTCTATAAGTAGGACTCTATAGAGCTTATTGCTCAAATACTAAATAAAGGATACATCAAGATGAGTTTGATCCCTGAAGGTGGAGAAACCACCACAGAACAATCTACAGAGCAAAGTACTGAACAAAGTATAGAGCAATCACAAGAAACATCTACAGATCAACATGCAGAACAGTCACAAGAAGAGAATATACAAAGTAAATATCTTTTTGCTGATGGCGTTGAAGGTACTGGTGATTTGCCTGAATGGTTCAAGAGTGATAAATATAAAACAGTATCAGACCAAGCGGCTGCATATACTGATTTAGAAAAGCGTTTCGGGTCTTTTACTGGTGCTCCTAAAGACGGAGTATATGAAATAGAAGGTGTTGATTTTGAAGATAACCCACTAATGGGACTTGTTGCAGAGTGGGGTAAGGAAAATCAGCTATCTAATGATGGGCTAACTGCACTTGTAGGTAAGGTTCAAGAATTAGCACACGCACAAGTAGAAGAGGATACAGCAAATGCAAGAGAAGCGTTAGGAGAAAGAGCTGATCAACGATTGTCGGACTTGGCATCATGGGGAAGAAATAATCTAAGCCCTGAAGAATATACACAGTTCCAAGGTTTAGCACAAACGGCAGGTCAAGTTGAGGTACTTGAAAAGATGATAGGACTTACTAAAAATTCTAAGCTTGTTAGTACTGACAATGTTACTACTTCTAATAAATCAAGGGAAGATCAAGAGGCAGAACTACAAAAAGAGTATCTTGCTACGGATGATAGAGGGCGTAGACTTATGGAAATAGATCCTGCTTATCGTAAAAAAATAAATGAAAAAATGAAAGCATTCTACAAATAAACTTGATTTAAGTATTTTTTATGCTATAATTGGCATACAACAACTACTAATCTTAGAACACCCTTTCTAAAAGGCTCTAAAGATAAGTTAGATATGGTTTAGGATTAAGCTGTACTCTACTTTCTTTGGAGTGCAATACCTAAAAAAATCCGAACTTATTAAACATGCGTTATAAACTATAAATATAAGACAGGAGGAAAAACTATGTCTAAAACTTTGAGTTCAGTAGCAGCTACTCAGTTTGATACAGAAGTGAAACATGCTTATCAAGCGGAGATGGCTACTCTAGCAGGTACAACAACTGAAAGAAAAGGTGTCACAGGCGGTGACTATAAATTCCGTAAAATGGGTAAAGGTCAAGCTACTAAGCGTACTGCTCCATCAGCAGATGCAATCCCAATGAACGTTGATCATGGATTTGCTACTTGTACTTTAGAAGATTGGGATGCTAATGAGTATACAGATATTTTCGATGCGGCAGAAGTAAACTTTGATGAGGTAAGAGAACTTGGTACAACTATTGCAGGTGCTCTTGGTCGTAGAGATGATCAATTAAAAATTGATGCAGCAGCAGCAGGTACATATAATGCTACTCCAGTATGGGATACTTCAGGCGGTCTTGTGAGTACTGATATCGGTGGTGTAGGTACTAACCTAAATGTAGCTAAACTAAGACGTATCAAGAAATATATGGATGATAATGAAGTACCTTCAATGGGTCGTCATATCATTGTTTCTCCATCTGGTATGGAGGGTCTTTTGGGGGAAACACAAGTAACTTCATCTGATTACAATAGTGTTAAAGCACTTGTACAAGGTGATGTAAATACATTCCTTGGTTTTACTTTCCATATGATCGGGATTAGAGATGAGGGTGGTATGGCCATTTCTGGATCATTAAGAGATGGTTACGCATGGCATGAATCAGCTATCGGATATGCAAATGGTATTGATATGACTACAAATGTTGATTGGATTCCTACTAAGAAGTCTTGGCTTTCAGCAGGTAACCTAAAAGCAGGTGCAGTTATTAGAGATATCAATGGTATTGTAAAATATCAAGCTACTGAAGCATAATAGGAGGTAAATTATTATGGCTTATACAAGAACTAATCTAAGTGGTAACCTTGGTGCAGGGTCAGCAGCTCCTAAAGTATTCTCATATACAGATACAGCAAGTACATTGGCGCAAATAACGACTGCTGATTACTTCCTTGATGCATACGATGTACTAGATGTTGGCGATATTATCCAGGTAGTAGGATCAGATGGAGCAGCTACAATTTCTGTTACAGCTTCATCTTCAACTACAGTAACAGTTGCAACAGCAACAGCAGCAGGGTTTGGCGGTGTAGCAACATTCGGACCATCAGCAGTAACATCAATTACTGTAACTAATGGAATCGTAACAGCTATTTCATAAATATAAGGGGGCTTAGCCCTCACATAATAGGGTATAAAATGCAAATATCTACATATATACATGGGTTTATAAAAGAAATAGAAGTATCATCAGCTATTTTATTTGGTGCATTCATGCAGTTTATATTTGGCAATACTAAGACAATTAAGGTAGGATTTATTATTTTAGTTTCCAGTATATTTGTAGCTATTTACATTATCTTACCGGCAATAGAATTACTTGATATAGATAATAGGAAAATTGAAGCTTCAATGTATGCGTTGAGTTCTTTGATAAGTGTTGAATTTATTGCTATAATTATAGTGATACTTCCTAATGTAATTAGCGATCGTATTGAAAAATTTTTTAATGTGAAGGTTAAAAATAATGTTACCAAAAACAAAGAGTGATAGATTAAAAAATATCATTGCTGCGTTAATATCAGTATTATTAACACTAGCGTTTATGAGGATTATAGAACTTATAACAATTAAAGGATAAATAATGCCCCAACAAATAGAGATAATTTCAAAAGCACTTGTTCTAATAGGGGCAAATTCTATATCATCATTAAGTGAAGGGACAGAAGGAGAGGTGGCAGCTTTACTTTATGAAGAAGCTTATCTTGGTATGTTATCTTCGCATAATTGGAGATTCGCTACAAAGAAGCAACAGCTATCAAGGCTTACAGAAGTCCCGGTTAATGAATTTTCATATATGTATCAATTACCATCTGACTTAGTTACAGTAGTGAAGGTGCAGGATGGTACAGATTATGAGATATATGGGGATAAACTTTATTCAGATCAACCAGAAGTATATATAGATTATAGAGTAAGAGTAGATGAGTTACTTTTGCCACCTCATTTTGTATTAGCACTTCAATTTCTTTTGGCATCAGAGTTTGCAATACCAATTACTGACAACTCCCAAAGAGCACAGGTATATAATGGCATGTATGAAGCACAACTAAGACGCGCAAAATATATTGATAGTAGCGAGCATCCAAATGATGCAATAGCACATCAGCCATTAGTTGAGGCTATGCAATAATGTCACGTACTAGATTACTACAAAATAGTCTTATTGTAGGCTCAATATCACCTACATTGTGGGGTAGGATAGATTTAGATAAATATTATAGCGCAGTAGATCAGGCTGAGAATGTTGTAATTATGCCACATGGTGGTATGAAAAGAAGGGGTGGGCTTAAATACTTAGCATCTGTAACTACAGGGTCAAGATTATTTAGTTTTGAATTTAATTTAACACAAAATTATATATTTGTATTAAGCATTACAGACATAAAAGTATATAAGCCAAATGACTCTACAGTATATGCTACTATTTCATGGCCAGAAACAATTACTCAAACCAAATTAGATGAAATGGATATTATACAAAGTGCAGATACTATAATTATTACCCAGGAAGATATAAAGCCTATATATATTCAACGACAAGGATCTGACTCATCTTGGGCCATTGATTATATAACATTTATAAACATTCCAAAATATGACTATGACTCTACAAAATCACCTGATTGGTTTAATTATGGAGATAATATATCTGCAGATATAAAAGCAGGCGACATAGTTTATAATGCTGATGGTAATGATGTACATGGGCTAAATGGTCATTTATACCAAGCAAGCAGAGACTTAAATAGTATAAAATTAAATAAAGTAGATTTTACAAACTCAGCACAACTTGGAGCAAACTTTATAAATGATGGCACAAGTACAAAGGTATCAGTAAAAGAAAATGATATTATATATAATAATGATGGGGATGCGGTTAATGGATTAACAGGTCATTATTATAGAGCCAAAAAGAATCTTGGTTACATATCAGATCAATTTGAGAATAGTACATATTCATTATTTGCGTATACAAGTACAATTACGACAATTACAAATATTACTTCAGTGCAAGTTGATTTATCAACATTGAATTATGCAGATACAACATTATTTGAGGACTTAGGTACTTCTGTATCACCTTGGACAGATTTAGGATTAAGGACAAATGTATGGGGAGTAACAACGGATACTATAAATTATACCAATGATGGTACCACGCAGGTAGTATCAGTAGCAGTAGGTGACAATGTTTTAAATAATGATGGTAATGACATTAATGGGCTAAACGGATATGTTTATAAAGCTGTAATAGCGCAAGTATCTATTGATTTATCGCTTGAAGATTTTACAGATGCCTCGAAATGGATTAGCATAGGACTGTACGATGCCACTGATCGCGGTTGGCCCAGAACCTGTACATTTCATCAAGGGCGTTTATGGTTTGGAGGTTCTAGGTCTAAGCCTACATCTGTATGGGGATCAGTAGTAAATGATTTCTATAATTTCGATACCGGTGGTAGTGACGTACTTCCAGATGATGCAATATTTGATATTCTTGATACAGATCAATTTAATGCAATAAACAATATAGTATCAGGTACTAAACTACAAGTATTAACAGCAGGTGGTGAGTTTGTTAATACAGAGGATATATTAACACCATCTACATCATCATGGGTAAGATATACTGGATATGGTGCAAAAAGATTAGCTCCTGTTAATCTTGATGGTGCTACATATTTCATGGATAGATTTGGTAAATCAGTAAGAAATCTAATATATAGTTTTGAGGAAAATGGCTATATAACACCTCCTATAAGTATTTTATCAGAGCATCTTATTAATGGCGTTGTTGATCTTGATATAGTAAGAGGTTCAAGTACAAGTGTTTCAAACCTTCTTTATTTAGTTAATGGTGATGGGACTGTAGCAGTTTATAATACATTAAGAAGTGAGAAAATTTCAGGGTGGACAAAGTTTACAACTACAGGATCATTTAAGAGGGTAACAGTAACAAATGATACTATATCTTTTATTGTTGATCGTGGGGGGACTGAATATCTTGAAGTATTAGATGAAACTATTTTACTAGACCATGCATTTTATACTACATCAGCAATTAAAGTACAAGTAGATGCTTTACTCTTTGCAAATGAAATTAGAGTAGTAGCAGACGATATAACGCAAACTACTATAGCTGCAGTTAATGAAAGTGGTACATATTATGCTTATGCCGATGCTGCTGCTAATGAATTATATGCAGGGCTAAACTATAATGTAACAATCAAAACATTACCTGTATCAATAAATACACCTTCTGAAGGGAATATAAGGCATTTACCAAAAAGAGTAACAAGAGTTACTGCCCAGCTTTATAATTCTAGGGGAGTATATGCAAATGGTAAACTTATTACTAATAGAAGATTTGGGGATCCGTTAGATATTGTTTTCCCATTGGTAACCGGGCAGAGAGATACTTATTTATTAGGATATAATAATGAAGGTCAAGTATCTATAACACAAAACAATCCTGATCCTATGACTATTTTAGGACTAGATTTAGAAATAAGTTATTAAGGATAAAAAATGGATACAGCTACTTATACAGGATATACTAAAGGTATAGGCGCAATTACAGGGGCATTTACTTCTTTCATGGCAGGGAAGATGGAAAAACTTGCATATAACCATCAGGCTGCTATGGCAGAAATACAAGCACAGCAAATAGATATAGATACTTCTTTAATGATGGCAGATAAAACTGGTGAACTTGCAAAAACATTATCTCTTCAAAATGTAATGGCTGCAGCTTCAGGAAGATCAGGTGGTGGATCACTTGAAGCATTACAAACTACAAGTAGAGCAAATTTAGGGAGAGAAGAAACAAGATTAAAAGCCGCAGCACGATCAAAAAAACTAAACCTTATGATGGATGCAAGTACTGCAAGATTACAAGGTAAAGCAGCTGCACAAGAAGGTTTACTTGGGGGCCTTAGTTATGGTGTAGAAAAAGGTATAGAAGCTATGAGGTATATAAAATGACACTACAAACATATGAAGAAAAAAAGATAATACCATCAGCACAATATACGGATAAAGCATCAACATTAGGTTTTAAAGGTGCAGATGCAGCAACAAGACTAAATCAAAGATTACAAGGTATAGAGAATGCAGCAGTAAAATATGCTGAACCAAAAATAACTGAAGAAACAGTACAAACGGCATTAAAAGATGTTCAAGAAGGTAGAATAGATAGCCATAATGTAGCTATGGTAGCGCAGCAAGTATATAAAAAAACTGCTAATGATGCATTTGTAGCTGATATGCAAGTAGCCGGTACGAATATTGCAAAACAAATAGAAGCACAACAAATAGAATCTGGGTTATATGATGTAAATACTTTTAAAAAAGCATGGGATTCTTTTAAAAAACAAGCAGTATCTAATATACAAGATGCTGACATAAAAGAAAATGTATCAAGCAATATAGATAGAATGGGGTCTCAATATATGGGATCTATTTCTACACTTCAGGCAAAACAACAAAGAGAACGACAGGTTACAAATTTAAATGCAAAAATGACACTTGACACAGAAGCATCAAATAATGCTTTTGGAGTAAATAATAATGAATATGAAAGATTAGATAGTGAGATAAATAAAAACCTTCAAACTCAAATAGATGCAGGAATGATAACCGTAGGTGAAGCAATAATAAAAAAGAAAAAAATGATGAAAGGTAATGTACTTTTCAATATGCAAAGAAACTTGGTAAGTGCTGTAGATAGAGGGGAAGGATACCAATTTTATGATAAATTTAAAAAAGTAGATACACAAAAATATGAGGGGTTTAGAAATGATGTATATAAGGATAAAGATGGTAATGATACAATAGGATATGGTCATAAACTAACAGCTTCAGAAAAGAGAAGCGGAGTATATAAAAATGGTATAACCAAATCACAAGCAGAAGCATTATATAAAAAAGATAAAGAAAAACATACAGCAGCACTATATAAAGAATATCCAGAGTTAGCAAGTCAACCTCAGCAAGTAAGAGATGCATTGGAAGACATGGCTTTTAATATGGGGGTTGGTACAAGAGAAAATAAAAAGGGCTTGTCTTCTTTTGAGTCAGTATTTAAAGCACTTCAGCAAGGTGACTATATTACTGCAGGGAATGTAATAAGGAATTCAAAATATGCAAGGCAAGTAGGACAAAGGGCTATAGATAATGCAGAGAGAATAGAGATGGGAATTTTATCTCCTACTGAACGTGAATCTTTTAGGGATAATATTCAAAAATATATAGCACATGATGTAGGTATATATAATAAAATCTTAAAGCAGCAGGAAGATGAAGCAAAAGCAATAGAAAATGATACCGTTAATGATTTTAATGATCAGCTTATATCTGGTACCCTGGATATGCAAACTGTAGATACCGCATTACAAGAAGGTAAAATAAATCTTTCTACACATGATACATATATGAAAAAGATAAATCAAAAAGGGCCTGCCTTTGATAACCAACAAAAGGTATTTTCTGTAGAAACACATCTTCTTGATTATACTGAAGATGAGATAATGAACGCACCTGATATAACATATCAAACAAAGAGTGATCTAATACAAAAACGCAGATCATCAGTAGAAGATACAGGGAATTGGCTATCTACACAATCAGGAAGAGAAGCAAGTAGAAGGATAAAAACAACTTTCAATATAGTTGAAGGCACCATGATGTCAAACTTTGACTTTAATAATCAAAATATGAAAGATTATGATAGGCTATCAAAAAAATTCTATGCAGAAGTTGAAGCATTGCCAATAGAGCAAAGAGCTTCAAAATCTATTACTATTGCAGATAAACTTATAACAGAGTACAATAATAATAAAGAAAAAGAAAAACAGCAACGGATACAATCCATAGAATACAAAAAGAAGGCTGATGAGGAAGCATCTAAAAAAGCATATGATGATAGTACAATAGGAAAGTTTTCAAACATGATAAAAAGACAATGGGAGAGTATGGACTAATGGCAGAATTTGGATTAGGTAATTATGCACAGCCTGAAGATGTTGAAAGAACTATTCATCCAAAACAACCATCATACTATTCAGAGAAAGAAAAGGCTGGGATCACAAAAGAAATGAGTGATAAGTTATATAATGATCAATACTCAACTACTGAAGATGAATTAGTAAAAGACCCTGATTGGACTCAAGCATCAAAAGATGTATATGAGGTTATAGAAGGTACTAAATGGTCAGGTAGTGATGAAGATGCAGCCAAGAAAGGGCTAGACATGATGAGTAGATTTAATTTTAATCTAGCACTAGGAACGCTTGGATATACAGCAAAAATGCATAATGCTTCAGATCAGCAGAAATTATCATTCTATTATTTAATGGATATATATGATAAAAAAGATATATCAGGTGCAGGTGTTGGAAGGGCATTTAAAGAAATAGGACTTGACCCAACTACATATATAGGTATTAGCACACTTGGCGCAGCATTTGTAGGTAAAGAAGCAGCAGGAGCAGCAGCTAAAGCAGGATTAAAAGAAATGTTAAAAGAAGGTGCTAAAAGATATCTTGCAAATACTGTAGGTGTAGGAGCTACAGAAGCAGCTATATACTCAGGAGCAGATGATTATGCAAGACAACAAGCAGCTATAGGCGCAGGAGTTCAAGAAAACTATGATCCTACTCAAACATTAGAACATGCAGCAGCCGGTGCAGTTGTTGGTGGTACATTAATGAAGGGTGGACAAGTTTTAGGTGGTGCAGTTAAACAAGCATACAAAGAAGGTCAAAAACTTATGGAACAAGCTGCAGGCGGAGGGTTACCTCCTGATATTATGAATATGGGTAGGGTAACAGAATTGCCTAAAAACCCTGATGGTACTTATGATATGGCGGCTATTGCTGAAATGTTTAAACCAAAACAAGAACAAACTACAAAAGATATTATACAACAAGAAACACAATCAGTAGGAAATATAAAATGATAGAAGATAATGTAATCCCTGATACACAAATGAAAGATATGCAAAATAATCAAGATGCACAACTAATTTCAGAAGCATCACAAATTGCTGAACAAAATCCATTACAAACAGAAGGTATGCCACATGTGGCTGGGTTATCAGCATGGGGTGCAAGAGCAATCCTTAAAGCGGTTAAACCAATAGAAAAAACCACACGTAAAAAAATACATATTATTGAAAGACCAAAATTAAAATTACCTACTATAGAAGAACAACAAATTAAAAAAGCATCAGAAGTAGTAGATAAAATACCTGGTGTTGAAAATAGTGAGGAAGTATTTAAAAAAGCAACAGATATAACAGGAGCTGATCTAAAACAATTTAAAACTACCGATAATTATCAAATAAACTTTGATACTATTGAAGGTGGAGATGATGTAACTACAACTATTGCACAGATGGCAGAACATAATAAAAATGAAATAGATGAAGCCAGAAGGGGCGTTATAACAGATGAACAGCTAAATGGGTTAGCAAATGATCTAGGGCAAGACCCTAATTTTATTAAATCAGTATTGGCACGAGAAGGTGGAGACGCTACAAATGCTGAAACTGTACTTGCATCAAGACAAGTATTAGAGCAATCAGCAGTAAAACTTAAAGAATTATCTGGACTTGTAAAAGATGGTAGGACCATACCAGATGATGAAGCTCTTAATACAATAGATAAAGTTAATATGGCATTTTCTAAGCAGTGGCAATTCCATAGACAGTTTATGAACCAATTCATGGGGATGAGGGCTGAATTTGGTAGAGGTCTTAGGGCGTTTGGTGCAAATATGGAAAGCATGGAGCAAAATAAAATACATGAAGTAATGTCAATGGTTGCAAATGATATGAATATTAATAAGATAGCGGACCAAATTTCAACTATTGATACAGCTTCAGGAATTAATAAACTTGTTCAAGCCCAGGACTCTATAGGAAGAAAAGGAACAAAAGTATTTGTAGAAAACTTTATTAGTTCTATTCTATCAGGGGTTAAGACACAAATAGTTAATACTTCCGGTACTGCGCTTAGGATAGGAATGGATATACCTGATACACTAGTTGCATCTATAGTAGGTAAAGCTATGCCAGATGGACAGGAAAGAGTATTAGCAAATGAAGCACTTGCTAAGATGTTTGGTATGGTTAATGGTTTTCAAGATGCACTACAAACTAGTTGGAAGGTAATGAAAACTGCAGAACCTTACGGCGGTATTGATAAACTTGATATGATGCACCAAAAAGCTATAAGTAGTGAATACCTTGGATTACAAAAAGACTCAATGACTGGTAAAATAGTTGATACTTATGGCCAAATAGTAAGAGCACCACTCGAAAGACTAATGGGGCCAACAGATGCATTTTTCAAGGTTATTGCAGAACGTATGCAGTTATCAGGATTAGCATATAGAAAAGCTGCGCAAAGTGGGCTAGAAGGTGAAGATGCTACAAAATATCTTCAAAATCTTATGGAAAATCCTACAGAAGATATGATAAATCAAATGAATGATTATGCTCTAGATGTAACTTTTCAAACCCCTCTTGGTGAAGGGATAGCACAAAATATTCAAACTACTGCGAATAAACACCCTAGTTTAAAAATGTTTATGCCTTTTGTTAAAACACCTGTAAACCTTATGAAGCAAGCATATTTAGAACGTACCCCATTAGGATTATTTTCAGAGCAATATAAGGCGGATATAGCTGCAGGTGGATCAAGAGCGCAACTGGCAAGAGCAAAAATGATAAATGGTACTATGTTAGCTACTTCTGCTTTAATGTGGGCGATGAATGGTAGAATAACAGGAAGTGATCCAAAGGACCCTAAATTAAGACAACTTAGACAAGAAGCAGGTTGGAGGCCAAGATCATTTGTATTTGAAAATGAAGATGGAACAAAAGATTATTTAAGCTATGACCGTGCAGAACCATTTAGTTATCTTCTTGGTACTGTAGCTGATATAGTAGAGTATCAAGATATGGTTAGATATGATGATCCAGATGTAGATGCTGATAAACAGATGGAAGATGCTGCTACAGGATTAGTATCAGCATTTGCTACGAATACACTTGATAAATCATATATGGCAGGGCTAGAAACAATTATGAATGTAATGACAGATTCTAAAAGATATGGGAAGCAATATTTAGCAAATATGGCTAATTCAGTATTGCCATATAGTGGGCTACGAAGGGATATAGCAAAGATTAATGATGATCTAGTAAAAGAATCTTTTGATATGGTTGAAAAGTTAAAAAGAAACACCCCTGGATTTAATGATGAATTACCAAATAGATTAGATAATTATGGGGAACCTATCCACTATGATGCGGTTTTAAACCCTTGGGCTAAAGTAACAGAAACAAAAGATAAAGTAAAACTAGAGATATTAAGACTAGCTAAAGAAACACATAGTGTAGCAATTACTTCACCATCAAAAAGAATTGAAGGCATTAAACTTACTTCACAACAGTATCATGATTATGTAAAATATTCACGTAAAGATTTATATATAAATGGGATGAATTTCCATGATACATTACTCGATGTAATGAATAGTGATTTTTATTTAGATGCCCC